ATGACGCCGTCGAGGAACTTGTCCATCTTGGCAACCGGCAGTGGGCTACCGTTGGGCAGCTTGATGCTGCCTGCCAGCAACGACATCTCCAGCCAGTCTTTGAACACGGGCAACACAAAGCCGCTGACCATCCATTGCTGGATGCCGCGCCAGCTGTCACGCTCGGCCAGCTCGGCAATGCGGGCGCTGCTGTAGTTGACTTTGGTCATGTCGCCTGTCAGCGCGTGGTACGTGACATCGAGCCCGGTAGCCAGGCTTTGCTTGCGGTTGTTGGCGAATGGAGCAAAGGCTTCGCTTGGGTATTTGGCATCAAACGACTTGAAGTCAACGCCAGGCGGCAACAGCTCAAGCAGGCCGGGCTCGACGTCTTTGATCAGCTCATCGCGCGGGTCGGTTTCGTTAGCGCCCAGGTCGGCTGGGTTCAAAGGCCCGCCTTCAGGCTTTTCTTGCGTGAAAAAGCCCATGTGGCTGGCACCGACGCGGGCGGCAAACACGGCGGATTCTTCAAACCCGTGCAGCAAATTAGCGCCCATTAAAACGGCGTGAGACCAGGGCACGCCGCGTATCTGCTCCGCGTCCATGCTGATGAAATCGTGAAAAATATCTTTAGCGTCTACGCGCTCGGGCGCTGCGCTGTTCAGCATGCCCAAATCACGCGGGTCGGTGGGCGAATAGTTGAGCACGTAGTAGCTGGTGGCGCGGCCTGCGGTGTTGCGCTCAATGCCCATGCGCACGTCGTGCCCCTGGTAGGGCGGCAGGCGGCGGCGCAGGTCAAGCCGCTCAGTGGCCAGCAGCTGCAGCTGGTACGGTGCTTTCTTGTCGCCGCGCACACGGCGCACCAGGTATTCACCATCACGCGCGGTGATTTCAATCAACAGGCGCAGCATGTCGGTAAAGCTGAAGCGGCCGGTGACGTCGCAATTGCCGCGCCGGCACCACTTGCGCCAGGCGTTTTCAATCGCCGAATTCGCAAGCGTATCGAGTGAAAATTTGTAGCCTGATCTGTCTTTGATGTAGTCGCCGCAGCGCATCTTGAGCTTCATGCCGTCGGGGCCGACGACACCGTTTTTAACCAGCGACAAAAAGCGCCGGCCGTGCTCGTCGTTGCGGCTCCAGTTGCGTGAGCGTTCACGAATGATGTCCAGGCTGCTTTCAATCAGCGCGTTGATGGCCATGCCGCCCGATTGCCAGCCTGCGGCCATGCGGTCTGTGCTGGCCGCTGTAAAGTTGCGGCGCATCATGGGCCCGGCTGATTTGCCAGCGCGCGCGTACTGCATGGCGGCGCGAAATTCGTTCAGGATGGCGCTGCCGCTGGTTGGGTTTTTCATCGGCCCATCCGCACGTACATGCGGCCCCCACGGTTGGTGCCGTTGGCACTGGCTGCGGCGGTCACTTCACGCTGCACTTCGCTCTCCCAAAAGGCGATTTGCTGAATGATTTCTTCAGCACTTTTGAATTCTTTTTCGCGGTCGGCAATGCGGTAACGGCGGGTATTGCCATTGGTGGCTGTCCAGCCTGCAAATGCGGCCTTCAGCTCAGCCAGGGTCTTGACGGCCAGGCTGCGGCCGTCATAGCCAGCGGCGGCTTGACGAGGGTCAGGCTTGATCGTCAGCTCGCCAGTCTCGACGGTGTAACTTTCAGCGCCCTTGGTCGCCCAGCTTGACCACGAATAAGCATCGGCCTTGTACGCCGCCGTGGTGGCGGCTGGCACGGTAACGCGGTGCGCATCACCCTCGGCTGTGGCGGCGAAATTGATTACGCCATTGGCGGCAACACGGGCCGTGAGACGAAAGTTAAGCACCCATCCAGCCGAGGCCGGATAGGCGGGGACGCGCTCTAAAAATGTGAGCGTGTCGCCAGCTGTCAATATAGTTTGCATGTTGTCCTTACCATCTTGAGGCAAAGCCGCGTTTGCGCATTGGCTTTGCTTTTGGTTGTGTCCACTTGGCTATGGCAGCCTGCACGGCCGCGTCATGCGCGACCTGCTCTGCCTCAAGCTGGCTTGATTCGTCTTCGTCTGGCGGTGCAGACGGCTGCACATCGTCGGTTTTTATTTCGCTGTCGGTGGCCTGGCTTGGCTTGGTCATCATGTCGAGCAAGTCGCCTTGCTGGTGCTGGGTAAAAAGCTTTTCACGCTGCCTGTAGACGGTCTCTTCGTGCCGCCCTTGCATCACATAAAGGAACGCAGCGTAGGCGTAAACCTCGCAGTCCCAGGCCTCATTGCGGCCGCTAACGTGTACCCACACCAGCGACTTGTTGCCCGTTTTGTCTTTGCGCAAGATGCGCTGTTCACTGCGCATTTGCAGGTAATAGTCTTCTTCAAACCCCAGCGGCGTGTGAAAAATGCCAGCGCCTTTGCGCTGGCCGCTTTGCTCAAGGCCGAGTTTCAATCGGCCGTCAATCAGGTTTTTGATCGATTGCGTGTTCAGGTATCGGATGACCGCACCGCCGGGAACTTCTTTGCCGCGCCAATTAAAGTCAACGTTGCGCGGCTTTCCCAGTGGCGGTGCATGTAGCGGCTTGCCACCCAGCACCGCGCACCAGTGGCGGCTGCGCATTTGTGCATCGCGGCAAAAGGCCTTGACCTCCTCGCTGCGGTGGCCACCCATGTCGATAAACGCGGCGTCAATTCGCATGACCTGGCCGCATGCGTGAGCGACTGGCGCTTCAAGCAGCTCGCGCAATTTGCTCCACACCTCTGGCTGCGACGTGTCGCCGTAAATCTCGCCGTGGGCAACGCCCCAACTTTCCTGCCCCCGTCCGTAAGCGCGCAGCACATACGCCAGCCGGTTGTCTTGTGTGTCAACGCCGGCCACGCACACCAGGCCACCCAGTGGGCAGCTCATCAGCGCGTAGTTTTCAGCGTGTGCCTGCAGGTTTTTGGCGCTGATGGAGTTGCTTTGCTTGTAGCTGTAGCACTCGCCTTCGACGTTGTTGCTGAAGGCTTTGCGCTTGTCTTCGTCGTCGCCCACATCCAGCCAAGCCAGCACCAGCGTGCCCCACGGAGCCCAGCCAATCGGCGCTGCCAGGCTGCTCAAGTGCCAGCTGGCTACACACGGCTGGCCTTTGGCTGTGGCTTCCCAGTACGCCAGGCCTGCTGCTTTGCATTCGGGCTCTGACATGCCGGGCTTGCGGGCATAGTTTTTTAACTTCCAGGCCGCTTCGGTGTTGAGCGTGCCGCATTCTTCGCAAGCGTATTTGGCGCTGGCTGCGGTGTCTTCGGGCTGATCGTTGACCACCCACTTCATTTGTCCCCAGCGCAGTGGCTGGGCATGGCCGCAGTCGGGGCAAAACATGAACCACTTGCGCTGGTCGCCGCGCTTGTGTTCGCGCTGGATGTTGCTGGCACCGTCAACCGTCGGCGTACTGTCGCCATACATTTTGGCTTTGCGGCCAAAGTTGCGGATCCGGGCGCGCAGGCCGTCAATCACTGAGCCCTGGTTGTCCACATCCAGCGGGTATTCGTCAACCTCTTCGACTTTCACGTAGCGGATGGTGGCGCTTTTTGGCATGCTGCCCACGCCGATTAGCCGAAGCGCGCCGCCCGGAAACTTTTTTCGAAGCTTGGTGTTGTCAGCTCCCTTGGTGTTGGCGCTGCGGATCCGTTTGCGCAGCGCTTTGGAGCTTTCACGCATCGGTTCAAACCGGGTCAGCTCCCACTGCTTGGCATCTTCAAGTTTGGGAAACACCGCCAGAATGTTCCCGGCGGCGGTACAGATCCACGAGGCGATCAGGTTCTCGCCCGATACGCTGCCGCCAAGTTGCACGCCCTTTTGCAGCCAGCCTTCAATGTAGTTTGACGTGGCGCTCATGGTGCGCTGAACGTCGATCATGTACGGCGTGCGCTCTGGCCGGTACGCACCAGGCTCAACAGCGTCAGCAGGCATGGTGCGGTTAACGCGAGCCCACTCATCAGCGGTGATCACAGGGTCTGGCCTGAGTGCCTGGGCATAGGCCCTGGCTAGCTTTTCCTGTGGGCTCAAAGTTCACACCTTCCTAGTCGGCAGCATCCTCATCATCGGCGGCGCTCGACAGTATTTTTTCAACCGTCACGCTTGACAGTGCGGCTTCAATTTCAGCGTTGACCAGCTGCTCGCACGCAAACGAGTCGGTTTCTACGGCCAGCTGGGCGGCGATTCGCGCGCCGGTGTTGCGCAGCGCGTCACGCAAAGCCCGCAGCGTGGTGAAACCGATCTGCGTGGCGTCGTCAATGTCGATCAGCCGGCCCTTGCGTTCGTCCAGGTCGAGCTGGGCTTGCTCTAAGTTGACTTCTTCACGCTGGGCACGCGAGTCGTGGTACCTTTTTTTTGTTTCGTCGGTCTCGGTTTGCGCTGGCTCTTCAGGATCAGCGACTGCAGACGTCAGCACACCAGGGTCAAACAGTGTTGACCGCTTGGCCTCATCGGTGTTTAACAACCAGAGCTCGTCGGCTTTGTCACTGTCAATTTTGGGGTGCGGGCTACCTGCAACTAGCACCAGTGCATCAGCAATGCGTCCAATGCGTCGGCCTTTGGCATCCGGCTCACCAATCGCCTTTTGAACCGCCCGCAAACTGCACACACGATGCGCCGCGTA